AAAGTCAATTGAGGTGCCCGAGGTAGAGGCTTGAGCAGTAACAGAGGTAATAACACTGCTAGCCATAGAACTCATTACTGCACCACTAATAGTCGGGCTAGTAATAGTCGGGCTTCCAGAAATTGTTCCGGTAATGGTCGGTCCGGTAATGGTTGGGCTAGTCAGCGTTTTGTTCGTGAGCGTTTGTGTATCTGTCGTGCCAACACCTGCACCAGCGACATTGTCCGTGCCGCCCGCTGGATATACAACGCCAGTTGTTCCGTTAATAGTTACAGGCATGATTGCTCCTTAAACCACAGTCCAAGTGACGCCAGATGGTACTGTTACGGTTGCACCGGCATTTACAGTAATAGGCCCAAACGTACCGGCATTTTGCCCTGCGGTAATTGAATAACTTGTAGTAACAGTCTGGTCGTTTTGCCAGAATATTTTATCTGTTCCACCGCCGGTGGCCCCGCCGCCAGACGGCGTACTCCAAGACAAAACACCCGTACCATCAGTCGTAAGAACTTGGTTGGATGTGCCATCATCCGTCGGCATCGTAAGCGTGTAACTAGCAGCCAAAGAAGTTGGCGCTTGGATGGCTACATACTCACCGCCCGTTGTGTCCTCAAGGCGCAAGTCGCCCTGTGCAGTGATGTTTAACTGCGTTGCTGTAGCGGCACCGAGGGAAGGGGTTGTAAACGACGGAGAGGTTGCCAGAGCAACAACAGTGCCACTACCAGTAGTGCTGTATGAAGTACCCCATGCAGAACCCGTTGAGTTGGGGATGCCAGCACCGGGGTAAGTCATCGTGCTGGTGTTTGTTACTGTAAAACTTGGGTAGGTGCCGGTTACTGAAATACCGGTGCCAGATGCAATTGAAACGACTTGGTCGGGCGCAGAGTTGGTAACCGTAATGGAACCAGCGCCATTCGTAATGGTGATGCCGGTGCCTTGGGTAAGGGTTGCCTTGGTTAAGGTGTTACCCGTTGTATTGCCAATAAGCAACTGGCCATTTGTGTACGTGGTCTGCCCGGTTCCACCATAAGCCACCGCAACGCTTGCGGCAGAAGCAGATACGATAGAAGAGCCGGATACATACACCGACTGTTCCGCCGGATAGGTACAGAACACATCCTTGGCGTTTGCTGCAAAGTTAACCAGACTCCCGCTGTTGGAAGATTCAAGAACGGTGTTTCTGCTTAGGGTGGTGCCAGAACTTGTATATGTGCCAAGGCCAACCTCCCATGCACCAGTAGTTGAATCAACAATTGCGTAGTAGGTATCGTTGCCGTTACCAATAACGGAGAACGATTGGAAGCCAGACACCGCACCGGCAAGAGTTACGGTTCCAGTGCCTGCTGTCGAGGTTGTTTCTCTAACACGGTCTTTAACAACAAGCGCCATGATTAATCCTTAAGTTTAAGTCTTGACTTCTTGCCAATTGGTGGTCTGAGTATTGTCAATATTCTGCCACGTGGTAGGTCTTACAACAATTGTAATTGACGTTGAAAAACCGCTAAATGGTCCACCGGCAAATGCACCGCCAGCAAAACCAGAGTTCCCCCCAGCACTAATAGATTCTGGCGTAGATTGAACATCGTTCCAATTTGTCTGTTGACTTGCATTTAACGTCTGCCAAGAGGTTGTTGAGCCTGTCTGTATGTTATTCCACTGCCCTGCTTGGAAGTCGTTAATTACTTGCCAAAGCGGCGCACCAATTATTGAATCAAGTGCTGATGAATATTCAAAAACAGAAACATTATAAGTAGACCCAAATGGGAATGTAATTTCACTGCCAAAAGCATCCTCATTAATAGAGGAATTAAATATTACATTTGTATATTGGTAGTCTTGTGCTTCTGCATTTTCATCAATAAACAGACTAATTGTTGCTGTAGTGCTTATTAAATCTATGATGCTAGATGTTTCTTGAATGCCGCCAGAGAATGCATAAGAAGAACTTGTTTCATCAACTACACTTGCAGACTCTTGGTTTATTGCAAAAAATGCTGCATAAGCAATTAATTCGTCAATTGCACTAGAAGATTCAAGTACAGCGACAGCATAAATTGGCAATGAAGAAACAGAATCAATAGCAGATGCCGTTTCAACAATTGGACAAACTAAAATAACAGTGCTGTTATTTGAATCAACACCAGACGCTGACTCAAATGCAGACGCATTAATATTAAATATTGAACTAATTGAATCTACAGCAGATGCTGTTTCATTTACCCTTGGGTTTAAAGTTGCTATGGTAGAAATAATTTCTACGCAACTTCCAGATTCATCTACTCTGCAAGCGTAAATTGGAAGCGATGATATTGAATCAATTCCACTTGCTGCCTCTTGAACAGCAACTGCAAAATTAACAAACCCAGATATTGAATCAACAATAGATGCGTTTTCTGCAACAGCGTTTAAAAAATTAATTTTTGACGAGGCAGAGTCAACTCCACTTGCTGTTTCTGATGCCGTGGATTTAATTGAAAAAATAGATGATGCAGAATCAACACCAGATGCTGTTTCGTTTGCCGACGAATTAAATATCCCTATGGCTGATGTGCTGTCAACTGCCGAGCCTGTTTCGTTTAACAAACAAGCGTATATAGGCAGCGATGATATTAAATCAACGCCACTGGCTGACTCATTGATTGTTGCAAGATAAAGCGCCCCGCCAGTCAAACTGGAATACGGAGCGCTTGCAAATGGGGCTTGAGCAAACACGACAGCCCCTAAAAATTACTGAGCAGTCAATTGGTCTTCTGCAAACCAGCGTTGTTGTTGCTCGCCATCAAGGTCGGTCCACGAAATCATGTAGAAGAAGTTGCCATCTTCATCCATGCGAAGCGCCTCAACCGGCCCAGAGGGTACGACTGCCTTGGCCGCAACAACATCGCCCTTCTTAAACTTGGTAGCCATTTGTGACTCCTTAAGTAGCGGTCAGGCTGAACTGATAGGTGACGTTTAAAGTGTCACCACTAACCACAGCGCGGTCACCCGGCGAGGTAAAGTCCGATGCCGAAAACAACGTGCCGGTAGAACCGCCCTTGGTGCTGTTGGAGACAAGGAATGCACCACCAATAGTAGTTGTACCATTGATGTTAAACACGGCAACAGAGGCGCTATTGCTAATCACCGAAGGGTTTGCAGTGGTGGCAGTGCCAAACACCGCCTGCGGGCGCGTAGCGTTGCTGTAGGTGGTGTTCTCGGTCCAACCCGCATGGGAGGACATCGTGTCACCAGCGGCGGGGGTGTTGGAAGCGCCAGCGCCATACAGACCAACATACCAAGCAGCGGTATAGGACGAGCCGCTGAAATACTTGGTGTTCATATCTTGTAGGCCAACGTTGACAACAAGATTTTCATTGTCTTCACGCCACTTCAAATTGCCGTCTTTGTCAAAGCACTCAACAATAAAACGACCCTTGGCCGACATGGCTTCGCCAGCAGCCTTTTGATTTTGAATACCGGCATCGATTAAATCAACGCTGGCAGCATTATTGGTAAGCATTTTTAACTCCTTAACCGATACGGACAATTGCCGAATTGCTGGTGGCAGGCGGAAACTCTACCGTGAAAGTAGTAGTTGAAGTTCTGTCCGCACCAAAATCAAGAACAAATAAAGCAGTATTTAAACCGCCAACCTTGTACACCAAAGCACCACGTGCAGTAATAGAGGCGGTCCATACTGCATTATTAAAAGATATAAACGCAATATTATCTGCAACGGATACAGATGGGTTGGTTAATACCAAACCGCCTGCGGTATATCCTGACGCCACAACCTCATTGTCTGAGGTATACACCGCCGTACTTTCGTCTAAGGTTGCATCTGCTGTATAGAGTGCAATCTTATAAACATCAGCCGTGGTTGACGAAAAATCAAAAGAACCGGAAAACATTCCGGTCTTGAATGTGTCGCAGATATAGTTTCCAGTGAATGCCATTTGTTACCTCACCGGAATACGAACTCTACCAGAGCGATAGGCATCTTGACGTTCCATGCCATCGCCAAGGCGCTTCGCAAGACCCAGCGCTTCTTGGTAGCGACTGAGGTACAGATTGATGACATCCTGCTCGCCCTTCATATAGGTATACGCCTCCACCAGAGAGCCGTAGAGCAACACAGAATCAAAGTTGTCACCCAACCATGAAGTGCCAGTTGCAGCAATCGTAATCGACTCTGGATAGTAGTAGTAGTGCAACTCAACCGTATACGCACCATCAGGTGTCGGACCAAGAATAAACGATAGTTCGTTTGTAATTAATGGAGGACTGTCACCGGTAGTTGCAGGGCCAAATAACGCATAGTATTCGGGGAACCCAATATCTAATGGATTGGGGTATGCCGAGCGAATAAAATTTACGTCCTTGTTCAGCAAATACTGGTAGTTGTTGTCATCATCAACAACAGCAATAGAATAAGCAGCAAGAAAATCGCTTGGCGCAGACAAATACTTATTACTTGCAGTTATGGTTCCAGTTACGTTTTTGCGTAATGAAGGAAACTGAACAGTGTTATAAATGCGCTGCTCGGCCTGCCGAATGAACGTATTAATATCAGTCGTTGCAAACTGATTTTCAGTGTAGTTCTGAATCTCGGTGACCAACTGCGAGTAATTCATTTGCTGACCTTATTGGCTGTTCTTGCTGTGGTTTGCGCCCTTGGTGCAAGCGCCGCAACCGCGAGTCTTAACGGTTTGCGTATTTGCAACATTCGTCGGGTAGCCAGTATTTTCAACGCCGCCCATATCATGGACGTATTCCTTCGGTTGCACATACTTGCCAACCGGGTCCGGCGTTGTGGCCGGGAAGTAACTCCACTTATCGGTGTCCATTTTTAGATACCCGTCTTGCGAACCGAACGAACGGAATCGCGTTGGTTAAGAACCTTGGCCATACCGCGACCTACCTTCTTCATTTCAAGGCTGGTCTTGCCACCCTTGCGGAAGCCCTTGGCGTGCATACGCTTTTCGTGCGCTTGCACTTCTTCCTTGGCAACCTTACGCATCTTTTCCATTTGAAACTCCTAAGTTGTTGATACCGTTACACTTCCAACTGACATTTGCATCGCCAAGTTGTTTGGTGTAAGGCCAGCATCATTTGCCCTAGACCCACCAACCGGTGCCCAACCCCACTGGATAATTCGACTGCCCCCAGAGGGGAATCCAAGAACATCAGTTCCGGAAGTTCTGTAACTGACATCAGGTCTTGGTTGACGAACCGCCTGCGGGTCGTTAACCGGATACATACCTAATTGTAATTGCGGTTGGTCAGGTTCCCAACACTCCGGGCAAACTTTAATGTTTACTTTTTTTGTTTTAATCGTCAGCGTTTTTAATTGCTTCAGTTTAAAACGAAAACCACACCTATCGCATTCAGCAATTGAATGTTTGCCGGACGAAAACCGATTAGGCATTTAATCACCTATAAAACAAATTGCGCGGTACAAAACGTACCGGCGCTTTTTCACGGTCTTCTTCCGACGCTAACTTCCATTGCTCCTCGTACTCTTGTTTAAGCATGGGGATGCGCTCTGCTGCTTCCGGAATCTTCATCGAAAGGTAGTACGCAAGCCCTGCCACCATGCACGGCAGAAAGCGAAACGGAATGTCTTGTGTGGCAGTGCCACCATTACCGGCATCTTGAATGCGGCGCATACGCCAGTACACAAACGTGTACGTTTGCGAACTGTCAGGGGCAGGCCATACGTTGATATTGGGCGCATCAATACCGGTGCTGGTATTGGTCGAGGCAGGTTGATTGCCGTTGATAGGATACTGAGCGCCAGACTGACGGTTAATCCATACCTGAATAGGGCGACCAGTGGCGTTCTTATTAGGAATGGTTAGATACGTATCAACACTAATACGGTTGATATTAATGTCAATCTGATTGGTGCCCGTTCCCGTGCGGATAACATGGTCAACCAAATCAATCGTATCTACGGGTAATGCATAAGTGATTGTACCCGGACTAAGGGTAATTTGACCCTGCTCAATGGTCCATAAGTTAACGCCACGATTCGCCCACTCAATCGTCAGCAGATTGAGGCTTCTACGCGCAGTGCGTAAGTCGTAGCCAGTGCGCAGTTCTGAGCCGCAACGCTCAAACGCTTCCTCAACTAGATTGTTTAAATCGAGGTTAAATGCACTGGTTCCGCTAGTTGTCATTTCATCTTCCTATGCGGCGCAACTTTTTTTGCAATGTTTTTTGGCTGCGCTACGAATTGTTTGCCTGCTCTTTTGCCCGCTCTCTTCGCTCTAGTCGTAGCAGCATACTCTGACGGAGATAGCGACTTAATCGCCGCTTCTGGTAAGTACCGTTCTCCAGTAGCCTTTGGTCCTTGCGTGGACGGTTTGCCACTTTTAGTCCTCCACTTCTGGTCAGTCCAAGCCTTTAAGGAGCGTTGAGGGGCTTTCAATCTTTGTAGCCCCCGCCACGCTTCTTGTATTGCATGGCAAGCATCTGCGCCTTACGCGCCGACCATTGACCGGGAGCGCCACCTTTGCCGCCTGATTTAATGCTGTTGAACAGCGACTTACGCATACCCGGCTTGGTATAGTTGCCTGCCTCGTTTACACGTGACTCCCCGCCCTTGGAGAACAACTCCACGGGTTCATTGCCGTCGCGCTTCTTGGTGCGCTTTGGCAACTTGTTGGGGTTTACGGCACCCATACCACGGCAAGCAATCACACCATTCTCCCGCGAGTCTTGCCCTTGGTAGCACAGCCGTCGGCACGCTTGGAGGCGCTGCTTACGCTACCGCCACTTGCATACTTCTTGACAGGCTTCTTCTTGACGCTACCGCCCTTCTTGAAGCGGCCATAGAAACTAGCCTCTTTGTTCTTGCGCTCCATGTCCTGATAAACATCTTCAGGAATCTGTTCGCCAAACAAACCCTCACGCATACGCGGAGTCTGGGCAACCATGCTGGCAGCATCTTCGGGGGTGGGGCCAAAGAAAGTAGTCTTGCCGCTGGCAGTTTCACGTTCATCAGACACCCCGCTTGGGGTTCCCGGCATACCGCGCTCACCAGCAGTTTCAACAATGGGCGACACCGGAATGTTGGTGGTAGTTTTGGGAGCGTTAGCGGTCTTTTTAGGGCCACTAGCACGCTTTTCAGTTTTGCTAGGAGCGCTTTCTGCGGGGCCATAGTAGGACGTTCCGCGACCAGTTCCAGCGCTTGCATTTTTGGTGCCAGTCATTTCCGACTGTTCGCGCTTCTTTTCTTGCGGCTTCTTTTCATCAGAGCCACCGGTCAACGCATCAAGAGCAGCCATTGCGCTCCAGCCCGGACCACCATAACGCTTTGCCTTGCTGGCAAGTTCCTTGGCACCGCGCAGTGCAAGCGGAAGACCTCTAACAATTAACGGAGCGACCATGATTAACACACCTTTCCGCGAGTTTTGCCCTTCATTTCAACGCCGCCACCACGGGCCATTTTGACCATCTTGCCCTTGGTTTTGCCCTTGGTGATGCAACCATCAACATCGCCACCCTTGTAGTAAGCCTTGCACATACCGCCCTTCTTCATGCCCATGTCGCCCATCTGCTTGGCAGTAGGCATCTTCTTGGTCACGCCACCGGCTTCCATACCAGCCTCGGCTTGTTCATGCTTAATCATTGACTTTGGAGCGCCCTTCTTTTTCATAAAGGCAATTTCCTTGCCAACCATCTTCTTCGACTCTTTCATTTCACCACCTCTTTCAAACTTGCGGCCTTTGTCGGCCTGTAAGAAATCTTCCCCAACTGTTTGAGGAATTCCGACCTTCTTGGCGAACTTCGGGTTCTTGGCCACCGCCGCCATGAGGTTGTGCTGACTTTTACTCTTGCTTGGCATTTTTCGTTAACCAATCTTGAACGGTTTTGGTTTCGTAAATACGAATGCAAGTCCAAACGATTGTGAACAAAGCGGCAATTGCAGGTAGAACCTCCATTAAGGTTCCAACAACAGTTACCACTGACGCTGCATCAACCGCATTCTTAATGGCTTCCTGATGGTCAGTCATTTTTAACACTTCCACGCCCGCAGGCTTTTATTAATGCGGCTGTTCGGGTCATTGGCAGTTTTTGTGGAAGTCAACTTCTTCTTCATACCTTTCATGCGGGCGCAGAAAGAATCTCTGCGGGAACCGCCTTCAGGTTGAGGTGCCTTTAAACCGGGCTTGCCCGGATTAGCAGCGTTATAAGAAGCGCGACCCTTGGCATTTAAACCACCCTTGGGGTTCTTGCCTTCTTTACGCGTCCAAGCCGGGGTCTTAGCCATTTTAACCTTCGATGTAGTTTTGGATTAAAACAATCTCAAAGAACCCAGCGGCCTCGTTATTTGCCGCACCACCAATTGCTTCACCTTGAACGCGAGTCTTTTCGGCAATTGCAATAGGGTAAGGAAACGGTTG